TTTCATCCGATAGCAGTTGCATGATCTTTTCTTTTAAAGTAGGGTCTTTGATCTTCCACATTTATTTCTCCAAAAGAAAAACCCCGCTCTCGCAGGGCTTATTAGTTATTGCTGAACATCCGAGGATTTCTCGGTAGTTGGTTGTTCCTGAGTAACCTCGCCATCTTCGATGTCTTTGAAGTCTTCGACCGAGACAGCATTGATGTCAATGACATCTTCAGGCTTAACTTCCTCTCCGGCTTCTCGTTTCGCGTCAACATTAGCCACCTGCAGAGCCTCAATTGAAACAGGCAAATATTTGAACAACCTGCGGATGACAGTTTTCAGGGCCATCTGTTCAAAATACGAGTTCCAGATGTTCTTTGACTTGGCCTTTGCCTTAACCGCTTCAACCTCGGCACGAGACATGACCTCGAACTGGTATCCGCCACCGCGCAGATTTGCGACCGCGTAGACAAACGTGATCGGTTTTTTAACTCGGTCAGCTTCACAACTCGGCACGTGATGAATGTCCGGATGCAATCCAAGCTGGTAGTTGAACTCGTCACCTTCGTGGACAGCAAAAGCCGAGAGTGACAAAACCTGGCCGGAGCGACGGGCAAGGTCAATCATTCCGCGGTATCCAAGAATTAACTGGCACTGGTTGCCGTAGGGAACAAGGTAAGCTTGGCCGAGAGCAGAACCGGGTTCAAGGCCGAGTTGAGCTGACTGCATAACGGCGCCCAGGAACGAGGCAGGAGTTGTGTTGAGGAGGGCAGGAGTTTTCCGGACTTCGGTGGCAGCAATGCGAGCCATGCGATCAGCGCTCAAGTGTTTCGGAACCGCTAGCGCTAATTGTTTTTTGAACTGGTCAGACAGAACCTGCTGCACGATGATCGGCGCTTTTGTCTTAGGTTTTGCGACTGGTGCAGAGGGTGCGCCGACAGCGGCGGCGAGTTGGTCAGATGTGGACATAATTTAATTCCTATGAAAAAGCCCCTCGAACTGGATGGGCTTTGGTTGATTAAGAGTTACGAGAAATAAGCCAGAGGCAAAAATAAAGCCCGCTTGTGCAGGCTTGGAGGGAATTTGGCTCGGTTGATCCGGCTCAACCGAGAAAGCCTTTTCTTGTTGCACCGTACTGTAGTGCTCGAAGCGAATATTACACAAAACCGCTCTTTTTATCAGTAGAAACCCTGCTCATTTTGTGTAGCCATCAACCTAAAAGGTTACGCGCACACACGCATGACGCGAGTGGAGCTCTCTTTTAGATAGTCAAAGTAATCATTCAGGTGTTCCTGTTTGAAAGAGTCTGAGTCGAAGCGCTTGGATGTCTGGGTCTTGTACGTCAAAACCTTCTTGCCGTCCAAAGTCAGAATTTCGTTGTCCTTCATGCTTATTGCAATCTTGGTTTTGAGCGCGTCCTGCTGCTTTTTAAGTTCCTTAATTTCACCAGCAATACGTGCATATTCACCATAGTCAATAGCAAGATCACCTTTAGCTTCCACAGCTTTTCCGTTACTTTTTCCATATAGCTGAAGTACGTCGTCAATGTTTATCGGGTCAGGCGGGATCTTCTTCAGAACGTTTTCATTCCAGAAGCGAGAGCACTTTTCTTTGATCACTTGAAACACATCCGGACGAGCATCTACCCAGTACATCCGGAAGTCCGATCCTCCGATTAGAACCGCGAGATACATTCCTTTGAGCTTCAGAATGCCGCAGTACCATTGAATCTGAGTTTCGTAGTAAAGCGGGATCACATGCTCAGTCCTGAGGTTGTTCTGTTTGATCTCCAGCTCCTGAGAAGGTCCCCAGAGATCGGCGGTAAAAGCGTTTGCCGTCTTAGCCTCAAAAGCGACATCCGTGTTAATAATGCGCTCGACGCCGGCGATGTCGGCATAGCGCTCAATCTCTTCGACCTTCAGTAGCGGCCGAACTTTTCCCGCAATCTCAGGATTGATAATTGCTCGGTCGATGTTTGCAATAGCCCAAGGAGTTTCCGGATCAGCGAACTGGTGAGAAACCTTTTGAACTCTCTTGCCGGTGCGCAGCTGAAATTCTTTTGCGACCGTATCTTCGAGAACGGTTCCCCAGTAAGCAGGCTCGGACATTTCTTTATCTTCAGAAAGCCCGAGCTTATCGTTCCAAACGTCCAGCGGCGTTTTCCATGGATTCAGCCCGAGGACGGCTGCCACGTCCGATCCGCCGATGCCTGTACGCCGGCCTTCTAACCAGGCGGCTCTTTGTTCGTTAGTCATTTTTTCGGATTCCTATCAATAAAAAAATCTGTAAATAGTGCTGAAAAAGGGGTCTGCGGGAGGATTGGTGTTTTATCGTTTCGCAGGGCTAATTCTTCTTCGCGTCTTTTGCGATACCATTTTTTGCTCTGCGCAACCCTCTTTTCTTTGTTTTTTGCGTAGTACTGGCGCTTCAGTTCTCGGTTGCGCTGTTTTTTACGCTCTGCGTCAGTAATTACCGCCATTCGTTTTCCTTCAAAAATTCGTCAAACAAAGGCTCGATCTCAGGATGTCTTTCATCCCCACCAGCCTCAGCCAGTTGGTTGATTCGCTTGTCACAGTAGCGAGGAATGTATTTCTCAAAGAAATTTTCAACCAGGCGCTCATATTCGGCTTGCCGTTTTTCTTCCTGCCAGCTCATTTGCCAGAGATCTCCTGGCCCGGGGCATGTTCTCGGAGTTACATGCATAGCAGCCACCGCTGAAAGGCATCGGCGCCGAGGACTAAGGTCAACGTGCCGAAAAACAGGGCGAAGGCGATCAGAGCGCAGAGGAAACATGCGAGATCGTCCTCTAACAGATCATTAAATTTTTTATTCATGGCAACCTCCAAAAGAAAAGCCCCCGAAAGCGCATCAAGGAGTCCGCGCAAACGAGGGCCAGAGGAGAGAAACTTTTAATTTTTAATGTCGGGGTAGATGTCCTTATCAATCGCTTCCATCCCAAGACCACAGATGAAATCCCCTGCATATTCCTTGAAGAGCGCCTTAGTTTCCCGTTGGGCCTCTGCAGTTTGGACAACGTGACCGAGATCAAGCGTGATCTCGGATTTGCCATTGAGCAGGGCAGAAACCACAGCACGCTCGGCATAAGCAAGAGCATCAGTTAAGTAAAGGGCCGACCCGCGCTCTTTCAGAAGATCGTCAACGACACAATTAAAGAGCTGCTTTTGCTCGTCCGGTAATAAGATCATTTTTCTCTCCAATAAAACCATGTAAAAAAGACCACATTCAAAAGCTCCCTTAAGCGCTGAACTGGAACTAACAGTTATTGGTAAAAGCCTGGGGAGCTTATGAAGATGGTCTGAACTATCAAGTTTTCCTTAATAGTTGAGGGCAATAAAAAAGCCCGCCGAAGCGAGCTTTTGAGTTATTCGAAAATTTCTATCAGCTGGTTAGCCTTTGTGTGCAAAGTAGAGAATTGATCCAGCCATTACGCAGAACACAACCAAGGCCAGAATCATTGTTGCAATCCAAACGTTCATTTGCTACCAAGATGCTGAAGCACCAAAATCCCTGCAACACATGCAAGGCCGCCTAGAAAATAAAGAATCCAAGCAGTTGTCATTATTCATCCTCCTTCGTAAGAACAATAGATAGCGCAATGAAAATTAAGCCACCTAATAGTCCGGCCGTGTTGCTTTGGAATAGCCCAAGTGCCACACCTGCCACACCAAGCTTTTCGAGCGCATCGGTCAAGCGCTTGATCTTGTTTCTGTACCTATTGATCTTTACAAGCATCTAAATTTCCTTTTCTGCATTTTAGTCGAATTTAGTTGGATTTAGTTTATCGGTACCGCATTCGGGGAGTGCGGAATGTCCGTCTTTCCGGACTGTCACCTCCGCGAGATAATTAATTTGCAAACTTTCAACTATCTCAATGGAGGAAAAATGCATGTCATCAATAATTACATTGTCTTAGTCTCAGCAATAAAGGAGATGAGATTCGTGACCTTTAACTACGATGGTCTGGATAGAGTCGTTGAATGCGCGACACTCGGCTACACCACCGCAGGAATGCCTGCCGTTCGTGGGTACCAAACAGCAGGAGATACGCATTCAGGAACAGTGCCTTGCTGGAGGCTTTTTCGGATCGACAAAATCCAAGGACTAGTCTTAACCGAAGAGCATTTTTACAGCGAGCCACCTTTTTATAAAAAATCTGACCCAGCATTCTCACGTATTGATGCCGAGCTCTAGCTTCTGCTCCACAGTCACACGGGCCGGCGGGAAAGGCCGGCTCATTGTTGACGGCGCAGTCGCTGTCGTGAACAAGTTTCAGATTATGCTGCATTTTCGGGGTTCCTGAGATAACCAATGTCCGAATTCTTGAAGGAAAGTATGTACCTCCTCAGACCGCTCCACAAGATAAAACTCTGGGAAGATTCGTATCACCTGTTTGGGTGAGCCCATAGCAACTTCCTGAGAGTTTTCTAGGCACCAGACTGCGTACTCAAGAGCTTTCAGACCTTCGTAGAACTCGCGTGCGGCTGTCTCGCCCTGAGGAGGAGCTGCATTGCTGAGCGCCTTATATGTTTGCGAAAGGATGGAGATTTCTTTGTTCATCGCGCTGTCTCCTAAAAAAACAGAAGCGTCCTCCGAGTTAAAGACTGGTCGTAACGAGGAAGGCGCTTTTGTTTGTGAACTGTCTTCGCTGAACGGTCTCTACTACGAGGGAACTTACTTTGTCAGCGCTCTTATTACTTCTCTGAGCCTGTACAGGGAGCTGCTCTTACACACACGCACTTGGAAACTAGTTCTAGCCACGTGGCCAATTACGGCGGACTTTAACCTGTGTCGGTTCGACATTCTCTCTACCGCATCCTTCCTTTCGTCCGGATTACTTAGGCGCAATTCACTTGCCGCCTGGTCGCTCCCTGGCTTTTCGGTTTACTCAGCTTTAGGAGCTTTTCCTTCCTGACAATCTTCAGAAGGACTTTTAAAGAACGATTGATTGATGAATGTATATTAGCCCGTGGCTAAGCAAAAGTAAAGGCCATATAGCTAATATTTACATAGCTGGCGGCTAAGTATTTTCCATACCTGTATTTTTTAGGCAACAAAAAACCGCCCGAAGGCGGCGGAATCAGTTTCTGTCTTGCTTAAGTGAACTTCATTAAAGAGGACAGTTGCTTGTTAAATAAAAAGGTGACGGTGAGAATGACAAACACAACTCCAATCCAAAAAGTTTCCTCAGTAACGATCCAGGCGAGGACAAGACCTGCAAAACAAAAGAGCAACCAATAAATATCGGTTGTAAAAACCACTGCCACGCCCAGTAAAAAATAGAGGCATAACAAGAAGCCAATATAGGTAAGAGGGTTGAGCTTTAAATTGAGAATTTTCTTGCTATTCAGTTTCATTGAAAGGGATAACAAAGCAAAGCCAATAAGCCCGAGAATAAAGGGATTAAAAACGACCTTTTCTATATTGATTGCCATGATTGTTATGCCTTAAATCTTGTTAAAAGCTCCAATAAAAATATTGATGTCTTGGCCATTGAGTTTGTATTCTCTTCGCCTGGCATCCCGAGTGATGACGATTGAGAGATCTCGTCCCTTGATAATCTGTTGAGCTCTCAGTAGCGAGAGGTGGTCAGAGGAAATGACGGCATATGATGTGTGATGACCGTCCCGCATGACAAAAACGTAGTACGGAGAGTAAGGCAGGTTGTTTGTGAATTGTTTCTCTGGCACTTTAAAGCTGAAGGTGTGGGAGCCTTCTTCTACTACTGTTGTTTTGACCTGGACATAATTAAATTTGCCGTCCTTCTCTGTGATTAGATCAATACCCTCATCAACCGCCATCATTGATACGTTATATCCGAGGAAAAGAAGTTCGGAAGCAACTGCAAATTCACCGCCTTTGCCAAAGAAATTCGTGGATACATTCTCAACGGTAACCTTAGGAATAGGAACAACCGGAGCCGAGGCTGTTCTTTTGAGTCGGTAAATCCCTTTCCTTTTTGATCCATCCTTGTTTGTTGGTTTTGAAAAGATCGGGTTTTGAGTTTTCAAGTGTGCAGCCAAAGCTGAAGAGAGCTTAGACATGAATTCTTCAGGAGGAAGCCCCAAATTCTTATTTTGAGAAACTGCTATTTCAGTAATCTCTCTTACATGCATGACTGCCTTGTTAGTCTGCATGATTTCTTTCGCTACTTGCAGAATTGGCGGTAATGTACGAGGTGTCATAGGATTCTTTCTTATGGGACGTTTGGTAGGTTGCGTTTTACGGATGAATGAAAATTCTGTTTGAATCGGCTTTTTAACCGGGAGCTCCTCTGATTCCAAATGAAATTCTTCTGGCTCATAAGCCAAAAGTAGCACTTCCTCTTTGACACTTTCTTCTGGAGGTTTTTCTTTATTTTTGAGGCCGAAAATCCCTAAAAGCCATTCTCTGATTTTCATTTTTAGTCATACCGTTTCAGGTTCAGCGAATTAACCATACGTCCGAAAACGATCACTCTGCTTTCAACTTCAGAGAGACTAATTTCAAACGGGTCATACAGGCGATTGTCGGAAATAAAACGGAGACTGCCTGGCACACGTTGCACCCGTTTCAAATAAAGATCGTTATCAATGAGCACGCAGAAAACACCGTCACGCTTAGTGATCTCAGTGTCAAACCTGTCAATTACAACCAAGTCTCCATTCTTCAGAGTTGGCTCCATTGAATCCCCGGCGGCCGTGATGATTTCATACCCGTTTTCTCTAATCTGACTGATGTTTTCTTTGAACCAGACGCGAGAAACACCCATGAGGTCCACATAAGCCTCGTCCTCATAATTCTGTACGCCAGCCGACCCGCAGCACGCAGAGACATTAAGCCGCCGCAGATAGATCAAATCATCTTCTTCCGGGAACGCCTCATTACTATGGTCTGCATCCATCCAGCCGTAGCCTAATGACAACTTAGTCTCAATTTCACGGGCCATTGTGTCTCCCATAATTCGGGGCCGGCCAGTTCCCGAATGAACGGACCCTTTCCGTATCTGGGAGAGGGTTGCATCTTTTCTGTTACGTCCAAGTTGGGCATTCAAATTGGCGATTGACCCATAACGCTCAATGAGGATATTCAGGTTTTCTCGTCTTATTTCAGTCGAAGTTTTCATAAATCTCTCCTTGAGAATAAATATAAGCCATTGGCTAAGTTGCTATTAGCTATATTGCCTGTTTATAATATTAGCTAATGGCTATGCAAATCAGAGAATAACTATGAAACTTCATAAATGGCTAAAGAGCCAGCCAAGAGGAACCCTATCAAGGCTTGCTCGTTTTGTTGGCGTAAAAATTCCCAGTGCTCATAAGTGGGTAACTGAAAGGTCTTGTCCGAAGCTTGCGCACTGCGAACGAATTTCCTTGTTCACACAAGGAAAAGTTACATACAAAGACTTTATGTAACTTGGTGCCTTATGAGTTACGTCCTGTCCTTCAAGGCGGCTAAATGCACACTGGGAAATTCCAGTGTCAAAGCTGTCCTGCGTTGTTTGTGTGATTACGCAAACGATGACGGATCAAACTGCCGCCCATCCACTGAAACTATTGCATTCGAAACCGAATGCGATAGGAGGACTGTCTTCAAGGCAGTTTCTTTCCTCGCATCAAACGGATGGATAAAGGTTTTCAGTAAAGGCAGAGGTGCTCGTAATTTTTACGCCATTAACGTTGACAAAATCGAGGCCGTTTACCAGCAGTCAAAAGGAATTGTTGAGCAGGTCAAATTTGAAAGTGGTGACAAAAATGTCACCACAAGTGGTAGCGATAATGCTACCAGTGACAAAAATGATACCAGTGACAAAAATGATACCAGTGACAAAAATGCACCTAGAGTGGTATCAATTTTGTCAGAAAGTGGTGACAAAAATGTCACACAACTCAGTCAGACTCAGTCAATACAGTCAGATAAACCTATAGAGAGCGCACCAAACTTTTCTTTAACGTCTCCAGAGACCCCAACTATTTCCAAAACGGAAACAGTTGAGAAAAAACCAAAGCGCCCGAAGAAGGAAAAGGTGCCATGTCCGTATAACGAGGATGACCCAATTCCGGAAGAGTTTTTGAAGGTCGCTCAGAGGCACAACATTCAAGACCCACAGCAGTTGTTTTCAAAGATGGTCGCTTACTGCAAAGCCAATGGAAAACAGTACGCAGACTACAAAGCCGCATTCACCACATGGTGTCTGAATGAATCCAAGTGGCAGCAGCAGAAGCCGCCCAATCAAACCTCCAGGTCTTTTGCTTACGAACCTCCAGGCGGATTCACGGATGAGTTCTACATGCAGGGATGCAAATTTGACAAAAACGGGAATTTAATACTATGAACAATACGAAAGAACCTAGAACCCAAGGCGTTATCAATTCGATCTTGGGCGTGATGACCAAGCGGCAGAGAATCGTTAAATGTCCGGAACACGGTTATTACTTAGCTGATGAAATTTGGGTCGGAGAAGAGGTTAAGTCTCAAAGTCGTTGCCCACAGTGTGTAGAAAAATACCGTGAAGAATGGAAGGCCAAAGAAGAAGCATTCCGCAAGCAGCAGGAAGAGGACGAGATTAAACGCAGAATTGAAGCGGCCAGAATCCCTTACGACTATCGAACCAAGGATTTTTCCACCTTCAATCCTGCAAACGAAACTCAGCAAAAGGCGCTTGCACTTGCTAAACGTTTCGTGAAAGGTTTTGAAAAGGCGTGGCAGGGCGGCTATGGCCTAATCTTTCTGGGCGCGTGCGGGACAGGAAAAACGCATCTTGCCTGCTCCATCATGATTGAGCTGATCCG